GTCTACGGATCTCGGAGAAAGTATGTTCGATACAATATGTGATCTGATCCCCCGCGACCCGGACTACCCCGACCGCACAAGGACCCTTGACATCCTCAATCGGGTGCTGACCGGTCGAATTTACGACGTACTGTCTTACCAATTTCATGATGAAAGAGGAGCAGCAGGAGAGTACATCCCGCTGAGAAAGCGTCGTCCTAACATTCGATACCCCTTGTCCAAGATAGTCGTCGAAGACAGTGTATCTCTGCTATTCAGTGAGGGGCATTTCCCAGCAATTGATTGTCCGAATCCCTTTGCACGAGATATTCTGTCAAAAGTATGCAAAGAAACAAAAATCAATCTCGTTATGATTGATGCTGCATTGCGGGGATCGGTGGGTTCTGTCGCAATATTGATGAGGGTTCTCCGTGGTAGGCTTTTCCTTGATGTTAAGGACAGCTTGTACTTGGAGCCGGTATGGGACATTGAATCTCCAGACACTCTATCCAGCGTCACTGAGCGTTATAAGGTATCGGGTGCTGTATTGACACAAACCGGGTACGCAATCGATGACGCTGATGCCGAATATTGGTTTTGTCGCCGCTGGGACAAAAACTCAGAGGTATGGTTTCGTCCAGCGGTGGTTGGATCACTAGTTAAACCAGATGTTGATGAGTCCAGGACAGTGCATCATGGCCTTGGCTTCGTACCGATAATTTGGATCAAAAACCTACCTGGAATGTCGTCTTCCATTTCGACTGTCGATGGTGCATGCACGTTTCGTGCTGCAATAGAAGCTCAAATCGAGATTGACTACCAACTGAGCCAGGCAGGCAGGGGACTCAAGTATAGCAGTGATCCTACATTATTGTTAAAAGAGCCTGCAATGACGGGCGGAGATCTCCTAAAAGGTGCTGGGAATGCCCTTGTTGTTGGCGAAAAAGGAGATGCTCGCCTTCTCGAAATAGGAGGAACAGCTTCCGCAGCTGTCCTCGATTACGTCAGAACATTACGAGAATTCGCTCTAGAGGCCATGCATGGGAATAGATCGACGCCGGACCGCCTGACGACTGCACAGTCCGGCAAGGCTCTTGAACTGATGAATCAGGGATTGGTTTGGCTTGCTGATAATCTTCGAATCTCATACGGTGAGGTCGGCCTCTTGAGTTTAATGCAAATGATCATTGCCGCATCAAGAATTTACCGGTTAAACGTAATGGGGGATGAAGTTCTGCCAATAGATCCAGGCGGCCCACTCTCACTTAAATGGCCAACATGGTATCCAACGTCAGCAGACGACCGTCAAAAAGACGCGCTAACCCTAGTTGCTCTGACGAATAACGGATTAATTAGCAAGGAGTCAGCTATCCAAGCGATTTGCAAAGCCTATGACATAGATGTGTGTTCTGATGAGATAGTACGAATCACAACCGGAATATAATTGCATGAGCACAATGTCGGATACAAACAACGTCTCTGAGACATCTACTGACGAAACTGCTGCGCTACAGAGCAGAGCGGATCGTCTGGAGCGTGAGGTTGAGGAGATACGTCAGGCCTCCTATGTTAGAATAATTAAATCTGAATTGAAGGCCGAGGCCCTACGAGCGGGTATGATCGATCTCGACGGGCTTAAGCTGATGGATATTTCCACTTTGTCTCTGGCTGACGATGGTTCCGTGGCAGGCGCGGCCGTTGCCATAGAAAAATTCAAGAGGCAGAAGCCATGGTTGTTTGGCGGCAGCTTTTCGTCCAATCCTGGAGGACCACCCCCGGCAGGTCCAGTTAGGCCAAAGCTTGCCACAGAAATGAACGATATGGAATACAAGATAGCCCGAGCTACGATTCTCAAATATCGTGGCTAAGTGTTCGGCTGCTCCCAGAGACCGCTATTATTATACTTTATGAAAAGGACCTACAACTGACATGGGAATACAAAATTTTCCTGCCGCCTTACAGCCCATTATCCAGCAGGGTTTCCTCGAGCGCGAATTTGACCAAGCTCTGAGATCCAGACTTGGGTACAGAGCTTGCGCCGACAGAGAACAGATAGCTGTGGGAATTGGTGAAACGCTAACGAAAACTCGTGCCGGGCTCAAACCGACCGTGACAACACCGCTCACGTCTGCCACGAATACTAACTTCGATAATGGTCTTACTCCAACCACATGGAGCGTTGAACAATACACGATATCTATTAACCTCTATGCAGCGACGACTGATCTAAATGTTGTTACGAGCAGAGTTGGGATAGCATCACAGTTTCTGCAGAACGCCTACGTGAATGGAGAACAAGCTGCGCGTAGCCTTGACGAGATCGCGCGCAATGCACTGTTTGGCTCATATTTGGGCGGCAATACGCGAGTCAGAGTCAGCATAACCACGTCGGTAGCTTCAATCTCAGTTGATGATATTCGCGGCTTCCAGTACGCGTTCGTCAATGGTGTCCAGCTGCCGGTGAGTTCGGCCAATCCACTTTCTGTCACCGTTGGTGCGAACATCTATAGCGCAGTTAGTACAGTTGCCGACACTGTAAATGTTTCGACCGCCCCGAATGGAATATCAGGGATACTGACATTCTCGAGCAATGTTATCGTATCTGATGGTGCTGCGGGCAATACCGTTACGTCGGCAATTGCATCCACAATCGTCCGGCCATCCCAGCGGCCAAATACATCTCTGCTGCAGGTCGGTGATACTCTGACGATGTCGAACCTCCTCGATGCAGTCGCGAAACTGAGAATTAATGCCGTTCCAGACATCGATGGCGCGTACAATTGTTACCTTGACCCCGTATCCGCAAGGCAACTTTTCTCAGATCCGGACTTTAAACAACTATTTCAGGGCGCGACTTCTGCCAACCAGGTATTTCGTTCTGGCATGGCAAATGACTTTCTCGGGCTTCGCTTTGCTCCTACGACAGAGACCTTTGTGCAGATCCATCCGACACTTGCCGGTGTTATGATTCGACGTCCCATCATATGTGGCCAAGGAGCATTGGTCGAAGGCGATTTTGCTGGAATGGCCGCCGAAGATGTCGCCCCGGCGGATTCTATAATTTCAGTCGTTAATGATATTGCCATGGTGACCCGGGAACCAATTGACCGCCTACAGCAGATTATTGCCCAGTCCTGGTACTGGATTGGGGGCTTCTGTGCTCCCTCAGACACCACAACCAACTCCGCGACGATCCCCACCGCCACCAACGCTGCATTCAAGCGAGCGGTCATCGTTGAGCATGTCGGCTAAGCGAAACTACAAACAGGAATAATGGTATGGCTACCGGTACAACGAGTGGATTCCGGCCGACAGGAACTGTAGCACTAACAGCCGGAACCATCTCCACTAATGTGATGCTCTTGGGTGGCGGAGAGACAGTCGTCATCACGAACACAGCCACTAGTTTAGCCTATGTTCGATTTGGGACCGATCTTACGGTCATGGCGGCGAACTCAGACATGCCGGTGTTACCGAACAGTCGTATTCTGCTCTCCGTAAATACGTTAGTTAGCACTGCGGCAGCAGTACTAACTAGCGGTAGTGGTACCGTATTATTCAGCCGGGGGGACGGATCATTTCTATAATCGCCATTTCGGACGGAGAGAAAGCTGATGCGAGACGATTCTGCGGCTATCCGGTTTATGGGGCGCCACCCACGGGTTTCCAGACTTGGCGATATTACCAGGTCTATGGGCTGCTCGAATTTAGGTTAAACAACCTTTCTTCGTCTGAGTTAGGAATAACCAGGCGATACCTTTCCACTCTTAACGAATTGGAGCAAGCTATCCCACGCTCAGGGGAGGGATTAGACACCGACCAGGCCGCTGTGTGGACCAGAAATAAGGATGAACCTCGCGATCGCGCTCTTTTGTTCGATGATTGGAGACGGCGTCTATGTGGATTTCTTGGTGTTCCCTGTGGCCCCGCACTGGCAACAAGCAGCACCACTTTGGTAGTTTAGAATGGATTCAGCACACCTACAGGATCGCATCAGTTGGGGTCTCAACATTGCGTCAAGAAAAATTGGGGCAACAGCCGATGCCTATCGTCCGCGAGGATCGCACAACCCTTTGGAGAAATCGAACCGCTTCCTTCGGCTTAATGTGGCATTCAGCCCAGTATCGGGAGGATTTTCGCATTCAAACCGCTATGGAAATGCGATTTGGGATACAATCTTAGATTCAGCCTATATCCAGCCGGGGGACTATCTCGTAATATCAGACGCAATTTGGTTTGTTGCCGATAGACATCCACTCCTTCCGGTTCTATGTGTTCGAGCCAACCGAACGGTGTCCTTTAGTCAGCCGGCAAGTGCCGTGCCAACGGGCAGCACCAGTTATAGCGGTGTGACAAGTTCTACATCCATATTGCTGATGAGCAATTGGCCAGCAAGTGTCCTAGGAGCCGGCGGCCAGGGTGCTCCTGAAGCTGCTTTACCAAGTGATGGTACGGTCCCGTATTGGACTGTTCTAGTGCCGGGGCCACCAAATGTAATCATATCACCATCAGATATTATGTCCGATGATCTGGGTAGGAATGCCGTCGTGGAAGCCGCGGAGCTATCGTCGATGGGGTGGCGATTAAACGTGAAGCAGGCGACAACCTGATGGCTGACATCTCGGATGTGGAAATTGCTGTCTTGTCTGCGGTGACCGGTGCATTGTATCCCTCGGGTATCCAAGCTCCCAGTGCGACAGGCGCAACATATAGGATCTACCGAGGGTGGCCCATTCCGGCCAATCTCAATTCCGATTTGAATGCAGGCACAGTCAACGTCACGGTTTCGCCTGACCGAAATCAGGGAAAGACAACAACGCGGTACGGACCAACATGGCGGTATGAGCAAGAACGGCCATCCTTGTTGGTTTCAGTTTCAAATAATACTGTGACTTTTAGTGGATCGGTGTCCACGGGGGCTGCAGTAGGCTTGCGAGTTAATCAAGACACCTATTCGTATCGTCCAATGATCCAGGATAGTCCTTCTACTATAGCTGCT